TACCAACGAAACCGAGTTGTACCAAGCAGTCCTGAAAGCCTACGAGGGCGACACGGACCGAGTGCTGGAAAACGCAAGACTCCTGTGGCTACAAAGAACACCAAACGAGACTTGGAATCCTCCCCAATAGTGTATGTTGAGTGGGTTGATGCTGTTTCTGATGGTGGATGGGAAGACAACGTCAAAGTTGATATTCACGCAGTTTGTACTGTAGGATTTTTGATTGCAGAAACAAAAGATGGAATCTGTCTTGCATCAACCGTATCTGGTGATAACAGCAATGCCCGGATGCACATTCCTAAATCATGGATTACTAAACGAAAGGTTATCAATCGTGAAAACAAGCAGCGCAAAGCAAAAGGGAAGGCTGCTACAGCAGTGGACAGTAAAGAAGTTGTTGGAGAGGTATCCACAGTTAACGGATAAGGATTTACGCAGTTGTCCAATGGGTAGTCACGGTGAAGATGTCGTGATGTCTCAGTTTGCTAAAGAGGAACTTCCAGCTACATTCGAGTGTAAGTCTTTAGCAAAGATTGCTGTGTATAATTACTACGAGCAATGCAAGAAACATGGCGATGGTGAACCGATTGTGATTATTAAGCAAAACAATTCTAAACCTTTAGCTGTAATTGATGCAGAACTTTTATTTGATTTGATGGCTAACAACGGAGATGAAGATGATTATGAATTATGATGACAGCAACGACACTTTCACAGTAAGTCTTACTGTTGAAGACAGCAACGATACAGTTACAAAACAGTTTACTCTGCCTTACGATGAGTCATGGACAACCGTAATGGCTAAAATAGCTGATGGATTGTCTGCCTACTACGGTTACGACCTAAAAGAGAAGTTACGCTTTGTCGTTACTTATCCAGAATGTCATACAGGCACAGCAGGTGAATTGTGCATATCTAAGCAAGACTTTGAATCCTTCATGGAGTCACAAAATGACAACTAAGAAGGTAGTCGTTATTAGTGACTGGAAAACGATTGGTGGTCAAGATAACTTCACAGTACTTGGCTTAGGCTCCGATAATAAGATTTATTATTGGAAAGACAAACAATGGAATCTCCTATGAAAATCCTTCTGCTCGATATTGAGACAAGTCCTAACACAGCCCATGTTTGGGGTCTGTGGCAGCAAAACGTCAGTATCAATCAGTTGATGGAATCATCTTATGTTTTATGCTATGCAGCTAAGTGGCTAGACAATGAGGAAGTTCTGTTTGATTCTGTACACCAATCTAAACCAAAGAAGATGCTTAAAGGAATACATGGACTTCTCAACGAAGCTGACGCTGTGGTGCATTATAACGGCACTAAGTTTGATATTCCTACTCTTAACAAGGAATTTCTCTTACATTCTTATAATCCACCATCACCTTATAAACAGATTGATTTATTGCGTGTGGTTCGTAGCCAGTTTCGCTTTCCTAGTAACAAGTTGGACTATGTAGCACAACGCCTTGGCTTAGGACAGAAACACGCTCACGAAGGACACTCTTTGTGGGTTAAATGTATGAACGGAGATAACGATGCTTGGGAACGGATGCAAGAATATAATGTACAAGATGTTGTCTTGTTGGAGTCGCTTTATCATACGCTGTTGCCGTGGATTAAGACGCATCCTAACCGCAATCTCCACTCTGAATCTGCAGTGTGTCCTACTTGTGGTAGCAGTGCAATCCAGAAGCGAGGTCAAGCTATCTCGTTATCAGGTTCGTATCAACGATACCAGTGCCGGGACTGCGGAAGCTGGAGTCAAGGAGTGAAGTCATTAAGAAAATCAGTGGAGGTCAAACACTATGCGTGAAGAATACGAAAAGCGCAAAGCCGCAGTGTTAGCGGATAAGCGAAACTTGTTTAACGAAATCATGGATGGATTTGACAAAATGCACGATATAAACCCAATAGCCATGCCAACACCTTTTGGCTACATTCGTGAAGAAACCTTGAACGACTTAATCAAGGAGTTTGAGGACAGGAAAAGTGACACTTTAGAACGTCAAGTAGGCGGTACACACTACAAAAAAGGTGTCCAGCCGTGGACAATCGCCCTTGATTGGGGACTTGACCCGTGGTCACATAATGTGGTAAAATATATCCTCCGTTTCCCTTACAAGAATGGAAAAGAAGACCTAAAGAAGATTCAGCATTATTTGGAGTTTTTGATAGAGAATTACGATGAAGTAAACAATAAGTATTACAAATAGAAAGACACTATGCCTTTGCTACTCCACGAAATCAAAGAAAGGTTAACCGCACTTGATGAAGTAACCTTATTAGAATTACTTAATATCAGCAGTGAAGACATAGTAGAAATGTTCTCAGACCGTATCGAGGACAACGCCGATAAACTAGAAAAGGAAGTTAAATAAAAATGACAGCATACACAATGACTCCGTACAACACTTTTATTGCTAAATCAAGATACAGTCGTTATCTTGACGATAAAGGTCGTCGTGAACACTGGAATGAAACAGTAGCAAGGTACTTTGACTTTATGGAAAAGCACTTAGTACAGAAACAGAAGTACATCTTGTCTCCAGAGCTTCGTAAAGAGCTAGAGCAAGCCGTCGTAAACCTAGAAGTAGTGCCATCAATGCGTGCAGTCATGACAGCAGGACCTGCGCTAGAGCGTCAAAACGTAGCAGCATTTAACTGTTCTTATTTACCAATCGACGACCCCAAAGCCTTTGACGAAGCAATGTACATCCTTCTCTGTGGCACTGGTGTCGGTTTCTCTGTGGAGCAACAATATGTTTCTAAATTACCTGAAGTTCCGACTCAGTTGTTTGACAGTAAGACTTCTATTGTTGTGTCGGATTCTAAAGAAGGATGGGCAAAATCACTTCGCCAACTCATCGCTCTTTTGTATGCTGGCGAGATTCCAAAATTTGACGTATCTCGAGTTAGACCAGCAGGGGCGAGACTCAGAACCTTCGGTGGACGAGCTTCTGGACCCGGACCTTTGGAAGAACTTTATCGCTTCTGTGTCATCAAATTCAAAGGAGCAGTTGGTCGCCGTCTCAGTTCCCTTGAGTGCCATGATATTCTGTGCAAAATCGGGGAAGTTGTTGTTGTGGGTGGAGTCAGACGGTCAGCAATGATTAGTCTGTCTGATTTGTCAGACGACAAGATGGCTCACGCTAAAGCAGGTAATTGGTGGGATGGTCAAGGACAGCGTGCGTTAGCAAACAACTCTGCTTCATACTTAGAGACACCATCTATTGGTCAATTTATGCGTGAATGGAGTTCAATCTATGAATCACACAGCGGAGAGCGTGGTATCTTCAATCGTGAAGCAAGTCAAAAGCAAGCTGCGAAGAATGGTCGTAGGGACGAGTCGTATGCGTTTGGTACAAACCCCTGCAGTGAGATTATTCTCCGTCCTTACCAGTTCTGTAATCTATCCTCTTGCATCATTCGTTCTGATGATACTGAAGATAGCATTGCTAACAAGATTCGTCTTGCTACCATTCTGGGTACTTTTCAGGCTAGTCTTACAGACTTCCCTTACTTGCGTAAGATTTGGCAAAAGAACACCGAGGAGGAGGCGCTTTTAGGCGTGTCGATGACTGGTATTTGCGACAATACCTTGCTCAATAACCCTGATGATGAATCATTACCTGCTCGATTGGAGAAACTCCGTGACCTTGCTGTTGCTACTAATGCTGAATATGCTGCTGCTATTGGTATTAATCAATCGGTTGCAGTTACCGCAGTCAAGCCAGAAGGCACAGTATCCCAGCTTTGTTCTACCGCTAGTGGCATACATCCTCAGCATAGCAAGTATTATATCCGCCGTGTACGAGCTGATAATAAAGACCCTTTAACACAGTTTATGATTCAAGCAGGATTTGTTGCAGAGCCTTGCGTTATGAAGCCTGAATCAACAACAGTATTTAGTTTCCCTGTTGCTGTGGCTGATGGTGCTTTACTTCGTGAAGACTTAACTGCGATTCAGCATCTGCGCTTGTGGTTGCTGTTCCAGCGTCACTACTGTGAGCATAAGCCGTCAGTAACTATCTCTGTCTTGGAGAACGAATGGATGGATGTCGGAGCATGGACGTTTAAGCACTTCGATGAAGTTACCGGTGTGTCGTTCCTGCCGATGTCAGACCATACTTACAAACAAGCTCCTTATGAAAATTGTACTGAAGAACAGTACAACGAACTTCGTGCGCTTGTCCCTGAATCCATTGACTGGGATAGTTTTAGAGAGTATGACGACAACGTGGAAGGTGCGCAGCAACTTGCGTGTACTGCTGGAAGTTGCGAGATTTAATATGTATACAAGACTTTGTAGCTGCTGCTCTAAAGAGCGTCACTATGTAAAAAAAGACTCTTATCTAAGAGCGGTAGCTAACAAGTCTGTTTGTCCTTCGTGTCGTACAGCAAATAACAACCGAAATAGAACACCTAAAAATGGAAAAGATAACCCAGCGTGGAAGGGATACAAAGATGTTTCCGGTAAAGTC